TTGATTTCTAAAGTTAAGCACAGGTAATTGTGAAGTCATAGATTTACCAAAAGCGTGAACTGTGCAAAACACCATAAGTGTTTCACCAAATTGTTTAGGTTCACCATAAGTCCATGTAGCAGTTGGGTCTTGCTGTAGAAGCGTGTCTACAGCCCAAGCCCATGATAGATATGATAGACCATTCTTTTTCTCAATATGGTCTGATACATTAATCTTACGTAGTTCGTTATAGTTCATCTTTGCTCTCTCCTCTTGTTGATGTTGTTGCATCATTACCTGGTCGTAATGTTGTTGTTGTGACATTTTCTCTCTCCCATTTATCGTTATCTAATTTAAGTTCGTCATTCAATCGTTTAAGAATATCTGCTATCTGTTCTAAACCATTCGCCATATTATATACCCCCAAAATACAAAAAGGAATAGCCATGTGTATTTATTCATATTGCACCTGCTAACTTACCCATGATTTGTAAGCAAAGCCAAATATACGCATAGAACGCCACACATATTACTATCATTGTTGAAATTTTCATAATATTTTCCTTAAGCAAGCTCAGTAATAAGAAATGAATTTGGATAGTCTTTTTTATGCACTTCAATCCAAAGTTCTGCATGAGTTAAACAGTCAAAGTTCTCTGCAACAACTTTATCATCATTATTAGAGTCAATAACAATGTAGTCAAATTGTTGGTATTTATTGTCATAAAGCATTTTTCTCTCCTGGTTAAAATACATATTTAGAGTCAATATTAAGGCCACTATATCTTACAAAAGGAACACCTTGAATACTTTTTACATCTGGACTTGAAACTGAAACCATAAACCATTTTTTAATTTTTACAGTTTTGCTAAGTTCAAGAAATGATTGATGTATAGCAGATTCATCATCTGTAGAGCTTACTACACAGTCAAAGTAATGTTTAGAATTATCTAAACTTGATTGATAACATAATTTTACGTTGTAATTATTCATTTTTCTCTCCTAAAGTTAAATACTACAACAATCATTTTACTGATTAAAAAACGTCTGTCAACACTTTTTAGTCAAAAAATAGTCAAAAAATAGCAAAAAACTAGCAAAAAAGTAGTTTACAAGCACTTTTTTCTATGATAGTGTTCTTTTCTATGGAATACTTACGCTTTATCATTTTAGACGAATTTGATGGAAAACCACTAAGAGCCTTTAGTAACAAGGCTTCTGCTCTATGGTTTCTTGAGAATAGACCTGATTGTAAGCTAAAAGTCGTTTCTAGAGCAAAAACTGTGTTAGATTTGACACAATATGAAGAATGTCTATTTTAAGGAGAGTTATGTATAAAATTAAGAATTGGGAAAAGTTCAATCTTTATAAAGCTAAAAACCCACGTTATCAAAAAAAGATGACTTGGTTCAAGTTTTATGGTACAGATTATATAAATGATATTGAAATTCATAAGTTGTCTTTTGAACAAAAAGCTGTTTTAGTAGAGTTATGGTGTTTAGGTTCAGAAAGTGACGGTATTTTACCTGATAATTTTGAGATAGCTTTTAGACTTCACTACTCTATTGATTTTGTTGACAAAATAGTAAATGAATTATTTACTAGAGGTTGGCTAGAAAAAGATTATCAACCTGCTAGCATAGAGAAGATAAAGAGAAGAGAAGAGAATATATATGTCGTTAAAACGACCAATAGATTTTCTGAATTTTGGGAAATGTATCCTACAACTCGTAAAGTAAATAAGAAAACTTGTTTAGAGAGATGGGCAAATAAAAATCTTGATGCAATAGCAGATGAAGTTATAAGCTATGTTAAGAAAATGAAAGATAGTAAATCATGGAAGGAAGGATTCTCACCTGCTCCATTAACGCTTATTAATCAAGAACGCTGGAATGATGGTGAAGTGCAGCAAGTTCGTAAAGTTTGGGAAGGTGGAATATGAACATTGGCGAAGTCATTGATAAACTCACAATAACTCAATCAGCAGTTCAAGAATTTTACAATGATGGATATGGTCAAGCTGAGTTCAAAGTAAAGTCAACCGACTTGTTTACAGATGACGTTATAAAATACTTTAACGAAGAGATTAATTCAGGAAAATCTTTAGGTTGGGTAAAAACAGAAGATAGATTTCGTGTCAGAGCTTCGGAATTAACCATACTTACAGGGGTATCAGGACATGGCAAATCCATGTGGCTGTCACAAGTTATATTATCTTTAATGAGACAAAACACAAAATGTTTAATTGCTTCTTTAGAAATGAGACCTGTATTAACTATTGGTCGGATGATAAATCAGACTTTAGGTTCACCAGAGCCCACAGACGATTACATACGCAAGTTTTGTGAACGGGCAAAAGATAAACTGTATGTTTACGACCAAACAGGAACCACTACTTCAGACGATATGATAGCCACTATGTTTTATGGAAAGCACATATTAGGTGTGGAAGTATTTGTGGTTGATTCCTTGATGAAAATGAGTGATATTAGTGAAGAGTCTTTAGAAAAACAAAAACTCTTTGCAGATAGATTGGCTGTAACTGCCAGAGACCTGCAAGTTCAAATTTTTTTAGTGGCACACACAAGAAAAATGAAAGACGAAACAGAAATACCTGACGCAACTAATATCATGGGTTCTAGCCATATTCGGAACCTCTGCGATAATATCATTTGTGTATGGAGAAATCGTTATAAAGAAAAGCTAGTTGAAGAAGGTAAAACTTCAGATGATGAGCTTAAAATAATTCCTGATGCAAAAGTGTTCGTGCAAAAGAATCGCAATGGGCAATGGGAAGGGTCGTTTAACTTTTGGTTTAGTCAAAAAACTTTATGTTATAGAGAAGCACCATGACAATAAACGATTTTATTAAACAATGTAAAAAGTTGTTTGGAGATGATATACAATATAAAGCTGTATCTAAAGATGGACAAGTATTTAAAACGAAAGGATGGAGAGATGATAAAATGGTCACTAACGCAGCAAAACTTACCTCAGCTTATAGAAAAGCTCAAGACTCTTGACTTTACTAAACGCTGGCGTGTAACAGTAACAGACGCTAAACTTAACCGTAGCTTAGAACAAAACGAAAGACTATGGGAATTGTATACAAGCATTTCAAGACATACAGGTATTGATAAAGACCGTATTCATGAATTAATGGGATATAAATTCTTAAGGTATCAAACAGAAATAGCAGGTATGCCTGTAGAACTTATTAAGTCAACAACAAAATTAACCACAAGCGACATGACTGAATATCAAAATTCAATTGAAGTGTGGGCACAAAGTAATTTAGGTTGGATGTGGGATTATTAACTTTAGGAGAGAGTTATGAATGATTTATTTGAAGTAGCAGAAAAAACAACAGTAATTACTAAAACAACAAAGTTTGACAAGACTGAACGTAATAATTATATATGCAAAATGTATGATATTAGTTTTGATGAAATTGTAGATGAGTTTATGGTAAACTTTGAAACTAATTTTGATTGGAACATAGGATTAATTGTAGGTCAAAGTGGAACAGGCAAAACAACAATAGCAAAAGAAAAGTTTAAAGAGTTTTATTTGTTCAAAGAACATAAATGGGACGAGTCAAAATCAATTGTAGATAACTTTGATACAAGTTTATCTAGTGATAAAATTATTGAGTCATTAACAAAAGTAGGTTTCTCAAGCCCATTAAATTGGTTGAAACCATATCATCTATTATCTAATGGTCAAAAGATGCGTGTAGATTTAGCACGATTGTTACTAGAAAAAAATGATACAGTTATCTTTGATGAGTTTACTAGCGTTGTTGATAGAGACGTAGCTAAAGTCACTTCACTAGCTGTAAGTAACTTTATTAGAAAGAATAACTATAAATTTATTGCTGTATCGTGTCATAGTGATATAATTGAATGGTTACAACCTGATTGGATATTTGATACTAATGCAAAAAGTTTTAATAGGGGGTTACTTTGGCAACGACCAAAACTTACATTCCAACTTAGAACAGCGTCAGTTGACGAATGGAAATCATTTGCTAACTATCACTATTTAACACATGAAATATTAAGAGGCAGTCATTGTTACGCTTTAGAATATAAAGGATTTCCTATAGCGTTTGCAGCAATCACTCACTTTCCTCACCCTAAATGTTGCAACTTTAAGAAGATACATAGAATGGTAGTATTACCAGACTTTCAAGGCATAGGAATTGGCAAACAGTTTTTAAATGCTGTATCTGAGATATACTACAAACAAGATTTTAGAGTGTTACTTACTACAGGAGCTTTAAGTTTTATTAATAGTTTAAGCAGAGAAAAAGATTGGAAGCTAACAAGAAAGCTAGGTAAAGTTGGTGAAAGCAAAGGCATTCTTAAAGGCTCAACATCTAAGAACAGAGAGACAGCTAGTTTTGAATACAAAGATTGTCCTACACGAACTATGAATCAACCTGTAATTGAAGTTAATAACATTCCTAATCACGACTTATTTTAAACATGAATTATTATGCAAAATAGATTAAATTCATTTATTGAATCAATAGCAAATGTTATTATAGGATTCTTAATTAACTTTATTGCTAATATATATATACTTCCATTATTTGGATTTAATATTACTATTAATCAATCAATTCAAATTGGTCTTATATTTACATTGATATCTATTATTAGAAGTTATTTGATAAGAAGATGGTTTAATAAAGTCATTATTAAATTATTTAATCACTAATGAATTATAGAAACTCTAAATTACTTAAACTAGCATATGGTGCATCATGTATGATGTGTTCTATGCAAGACGGAACAGTTGTTGCTGCACACTCTAATCAACTAAGAGATGGCAAAGGCACAGGAATTAAATCTCATGATTATCGCATAGCGTTTTTATGTCATCAATGCCACCATATGATAGATAATGATAAGTCATTAGACAAACATGATAGAATAGCAGCATGGGAAGAAGCACATAGAAAAACTATAGGTTGGTTATTTACTAACGGACATTTAACTGTTAAATGATAAATTTATTGCATGGTGATTGTTTAGATAAACTTAAAACATTAGATGACTGTAGTATAGATTTAACTGTTACTAGCCCACCTTATGATAATTTAAGAACATATAATGGATTTACATTTGACTTTGAAAATATAGCAAAAGAATTATTTAGAGTTACAAAGCAAGGTGGTGTTATTGTATGGGTAGTAGGTGATGCAACAATTAAGGGAAGTGAAAGTGGAACGTCATTTAGACAAGCATTATATTTTAAAGATATAGGGTTTAATTTACATGACACAATGATTTATCAAAAAGGTTCTTTTCCTCCAACATTTCCTAAAACTAAAAGATATCAAAATGCTTTTGAGTATATGTTTGTATTAAGCAAAGGAACACCAAAAACATTTAATGGCATACAAAGAGACAAAAGCCCTAATTCAATATATACAAGAAAAAGCAAATCATCATTTAGAAAAGCAAATGGTAGCTTTACATACAACGAACAAATAGATACTAGCAAAGCAACAACCATTGAATTAAATGTATGGAAAATTGATTGTGGTTATATGAAGTCTACTAAAGACAAAGAAGCATACAAACATTCAGCTATCTTTCCAGAAAAATTAGCTTATAATCATATTATTACTTGGAGCAATGAAAATGACATAGTTCTTGACCCAATGATGGGAAGTGGTACAACAGGTAAAATAGCTAAACAATTGAAAAGAAACTTTATAGGTATAGAGATTTCAGAAGAGTATATGAATATTGCAACAGAAAGGATAAATAATGGGTAAAGGTTCAGCACCAAGACCATATAGCGTAGACGCAGATACGTTTGAAAGTAACTGGGATAAAATATTTAAAAAAGAAGGTATTACTTTAACTGAAGAAGAGTTAGCTAATGTTCTTATCATAGAAGATATTGTTAAGCATCACCGTAAAAAACAAAATAGTGATGACGTATCACCACACGCTTATGAATACGAACTTAATAAGTCTACCGGTGATGTGGAGAAAAGATTTATAGACGGAATATCTAAACCTAACGAAAGTCAATTTAATGGCAAGTAAATCACCTACGCAGTTGAGTTTAGCTAAATTACGAGAAGAAGGATACACAGTAGCAGTAGTAGAACATTGGAACGCATTTGCAAGAATAAGACAAGACTTGTTTGGTTTTATAGACTTATTAGCTTTAAAGGGCAAAGAAGTATTAGCAGTTCAAACTACAACTGCAAGCAATATGTCAGCTAGAGTAAAGAAAATAGCAGACCATGAAAACGTAAATGCAGTTCGTGAGGCAGGTTGGACTATTCACATTCATGGATGGCATCAAGATGATAAACGTAAATGGCATTGTAAAATTAAGGATGTATCGTGATATATAAACAAAAAATTTTAGATTACATTAAAGAACCTAAAACTATAAAAGAAATAGCCGAACATTTAGAAGCAAACTATCATACTGTAAAAAATACACTTAGTGATATGAGAACAGAAGGGTTATTACACGCATATAAAGACAATAACACTAGACTTATGAATTATTACATTCCACAACCACATCCACTACAAGCTATATTTGGACACACAGCAAACTTTACAGAAGACCAGATAAAAGGTGTTATTAGTCATAATGCAGATGATGCTAAACACAATCTTCAGCAAAGAACTACACAAGAAACTTATGGTCAAAGCGTAGCTTATACGCTAACACAATATGATTAGTATGGAACGCTTATTGTCTATTATAGAAGACTGGGCTTTATGGATGAAGTCTGATAATCATAAGTTAGGTTATCCGTCTAAAAGCATAGGCATGTCATCAGGAGGCGAGTCAACTTCAGAAGCATTTGAAGAGATGTGTTCTGCTCAAGATATGAGTAATATTAGAACCATACACGCTATTGTGCATAGCTTAGAACAAGGACAACAAGACGCTATCTATGCTAAATACTTAGGTGCTAAACCACCACTAGCCTTTTACTGGCAATTAGAGATGGCTTATGATAATTTACTGACAATAGCAGAAAGACGAATAAACGCATAATCTTGTTGCACATATCTTAATAGGCATGCTATAATACTGTTTGTTGGATAACTCCTGTCTCAAAGAAACGTGATTTTACAAAAGCCTGACTGCACTCTCTCCGTGGTTGGGCTTTTTCTTTTATATGAAACTATCAATTTGCGAACAATGCGGTGAACCTTTTGACTTCACCGAGTATTCTTTGTGCAACGATTGTAGACATGACCATAGATTTATTAAGTTAAGGAAAGATAATGAAGTCAACACCCAAGACAAAAGCAGGCAAGATGGCAAAGATGAAAAAAGTATTTAAAGAATTTGGTGCAGGAACTTTAAACGTAGGTAAGTCATCAAAAAAAGTGTCAAACCCTAAACAAGCCACCGCAATAGCTTTATCAGTTAGCGGTATGTCTAAAAAGAAAGGTAAATAATTATGCCAATGGTCGGAAAAATGAAGTTTGCTTACACAGAAAAAGGTAAGAAAGAAGCTAAATCATACGCAAAAAAAACAGGTAAAGCTATGACAGCTAAGCCTATGAAAAAGGCAGCTAAACGTGGCAAGTAAACCAGGCTTGTACAGTAATATTGCAAATAAACGTGCAAGAATCAAGGCAGGCTCTGGTGAGAAGATGCGTAAAGTAGGCTCTAAAGGTGCACCTACTGCTATGGCATTTAAACAATCAGCAAAGACAGCTAAGAAAAAGAAATGATTAAGAAGGGTAAGGAAACATTTTCAGGTTATAATAAACCTAAGAGA